GAGAAAGCCAACGTGGAGTTCATCCAGGTGATGCCGAATGCCGATCGTAGTTAGCGAGGGGTTGCTCAGAGACGTGCGGGTGGGCTGGTCGCCGATGGCGACGTATGGCCGGATTCGGCTGTACGGAGACCACAGCTACGAGTACGACCAACTCTACAAGCTGCAGCCCAACGTGCGGACCTGCGTCGATTTCCTCGCGCGGAACGTGGCTCAGCTCGGGCTGCACGTCTTCCGGCGGGTGTCGGAGACGGACCGGCAGCGATTGCGCGATCACCCGCTCACCCTTCTCCTGGGCAAGCCCAACTCCTGGACCACGCGGTATCGTTTGATCGAGGCGCTGATGGGGGATCTGGGCATCTACTTCAATGCCTATTGGCTCAAGATCCGCAGGGAGGGAACGCTCTATCTGGCGCGGGTGCCCCCGTCGTTGGTGAGAGTCAAAGGAGGATTGGGGCCCAAGGGATACGAGATCAATCTCGGCACTAGGACGTTGAAGCCAGAGCCCGAGGAGATAGTGCACTTTCGCGGGTACAACCCGAGCAATCCTGTATTGGGCCTATCCCCTCTGGAGACCTTGCGGCGCGTCCTGGCCGAGGAGATGGCCATGGGTGCCTACCGCGAGGGATATTGGCAGAACGCGGCGCGGATGAGCGGGATCATCGAGCGTCCAGAGGCCGCGCCAGAGTGGTCGGCGACGGCGCGGGAGCGATTCAAGGCGGAGTTCGAGGCATTGTATACCGGCGAGGCGGGCAGTGGTAAGACGGCCATCCTCGAGGAAGGGATGACCTGGAGGCAGGCCTCCTTCAGCGCCAAGGAGAGCGAGTATCTGGCCGGGCGCAAGCTGACCCGCGAAGAGTGCGCGCGGGCATACCATATCCCGCTGCCGATGGTGGGGATCCTGGACAATGCGACGTTCTCTAACATCAAGGAGCAACACAAGAACCTGTACCAGGATTGCCTGGGGCCATGGCTGAAGATGATCGAAGGGGACATCGAGCTGCAACTCCTGCCCGATATGGCGGATAGCAAGGGCGTGTACGTGGAGTTCAACATCGCCGAGAAGCTGGCGGGATCGTTCGAGGAGCAGATGATCAGCCTGCAGAGCGCGGTGGGGCGGCCGTGGATGACGGCTAACGAGGCGCGCGCGCGCATGAACCTGCCCAGCCTGGGTGGCGATGCGGATGCGCTGGTGACGCCGCTGAACGTGCTGGTCGGGGGGCAGGCCAATCCGAGGGATAGCGCACCGCCGAAGGACGGAACCCCACCCCCGGCCCCTCCCCGCCGGCAGGGAGGGGAGCCAGAGGCGAAGGCGGCGGGGCAACTGGATCCCACGCTGCCTGCGCTGCGGGAGCGGCACGTCGAGCAGTGGACGCGAGTGATGCGACGCACATTTGAGCGGCAGCGGGACGCGGTGATGAGCAAGGTGCCCAAGAAGGCGACGATCCTCTCCGTGGACGAGCTCTGGGATACGCGGCGCTGGAACGAGGAGCTGGGTGCGGACTATTACCGGCTGAGTAGGGCCACTGCGCTGGTGTGGGGGCGCTACGTGGCCGACGAGCTGGAGTTCGAGCTAGATGAGGTCCGCATGGAGGGCTGGTTGGTGGAGCGGTCGCGGATCGCGTCGGAGGAGATCAACAGCCACACGCGCGGCCTGTTGGCCACGGCGCTGACGGCAGAGATAGCGCGGGAGGCGCTGGTGCATGTGTTCGACATCTCCCTGAGCCAACGGGCGCCAGAGATCGCGGTGAGTGCCGTAGCTGGCTCGGCCAACTTTGGCAGCAACGAAGGGGCCAAGCAGGGGGGCCTGACCAGCAAGACGTGGCGGGTGAACAGCTCGAATCCGAGGCCGGAACACGCGGCCATGAACGGTGAGACGGTAGACATCGGCGAGCGATTCTCCAATGGGATGATGTGGCCGGGGGATCCAGCCGGCGGGGCGGACAACAACGCCAACTGCCAGTGTTCGGTGACATTCGGGAGGTGAGATGACAGACCAGATGCAGCGCAAGACATTTCAGGGACGGATCTCCTTCAAGGAAGACAAGCCGGGCGAGTTCAGCGCGGTGATCGCCACGCTGAACGTGAAAGACAAACAGGGTGATCTAACCCTGCCCGGGGCCTTTACTACCGGGGAGAAAGTGCCAATCGCGCACTGGGGCCATGGATGGGGTGAATTGCCTATCGGGCGCGGCACCATCCGAGAAGACGGCGAAGAGGCTCTGGTGGATGGGGCGTTCTTCCTCAGCACGGATACGGGCAAAGAGCACTATGAGACGGTCAAGGGGCTAGGCGAGTTACAGGAGTGGTCATACGGGTATGACATCCTGGATTCGGCGATGGGCCAATTCGAGGATGAGGACGTTCGATTCCTCAAGAAATTGCGGGTCATCGAGGTGTCGCCGGTCATGGTGGCCGCGGGGGTAGGCACGCGCACGACGACCATCAAGGGTAAGGGAGAGGCACAGGCCATTGATTTGAAGGATCTGTTGCAGGAGATTCACGAGCTGACGGTTGAGCTGGGCGAGAAACACGCCCAAGTGGCGGCGAAATACGCCGAGCTTGATGATAGCGGCGGCGGGAATGAAGGGGACGGTCAAGACGAGGCCGGAGGTGGGGGAATACCCCCGGCTCAAGGTAAGTCGAGGACGTGGGCGCCGAGAATACTCGCCGAACGCACGGCGATCGATATGGTCGAATATGGCATAGGCGATAAGGAGTGACATGACCCTGAAAGAGCTGCAAGAGAAACTGAAGGCAGCGCTTCTGGCTGCCAGGGCGATTTGCGACGAGGCCGACGAGGCGGAGCGGGATTTCTCCGCCGAGGAACGGACCAAGATCCAGGGCTACCTGACGGAGGCCAAGGATCTGAAGGCGAACATCACGGAGAAAGAGAACGACGACGCGGTTCGCAAGCTGGTGGCCGACATGGGCGAGGGACTGAACGTGACCGACCCAGCCGATGGCGGCGACGGTGGGAACGGGGCACGACCGGGCAAGGGTCAGAGCATCGGGCAGCAGTTCGTGGAGGCGCCAGCCTTCAAGGAATGGATGGCGCGATTCCCCAATGGTCAGATACCGGACAGCACCAAGGGCTTGATGTCACCACCGGTGGAGTTCAAGAACCTGTTCGGCCGGAAGACATTGATCACAGGCCAGGATGCGACGCAGGCGGGCGCGTTTGTGGTGCCGGACTACACCGGCATCTACGAGCCGCTGGGGCGCATGCCGCTGGCGCTGCGGGATCTGATCTCCATTCGGCAGAGCACGAGCGATATCGTCTACTTTGTCCGGCAGGTGCATCAGATAACGCAGGCGACGCCGGTGGCCGAAGCGAACGTGACCGAATACAGCGGCGGAACGGGCGAGGTCTCGGGCGAGAAGCCGGAAGGCACGGTGGAGTTCGAGCTGGTGTCTGAGGTGGTGAAAACGATCGCGGCCTGGATCCCAGCCACGAAGCGGGCCTTGAGCGATGCGGCACAGATCAGGGGAATCATCGACCAGGAACTGACCGATGATCTGGCCGAGGAGCTCGAGGATCAGATGCTGAACGGCAACGGGGTCGGCGCGAACTTTACCGGATTGCTGAACACGGCGGGCATCCTGATCCAAGCCTGGAACACGGACATCTTGACGACCATGCGGCAGGCGATCACGACCCTACGGACGACGGGGCGGAGCATTCCTACAGGCTGGCTGATGAATCCCAGCGATCGGGAGACGATCGATCTGCTGCAGGACAACGACGGCCGGTACTACTGGGGTGGACCGCTTCGCCAGGGCACTCCGAGCCTGTGGGGTTATCCCATGGTGGAATCGGAGCTGGTGACCGCCGGGAGCACGATCCTGGGCGACTGGCGGAAGGCCGTGCTTTGGGACCGCGACCGGGCGACGCTCTCGGTGAGCGATAGCCACCAGGATTTCTTCATCCGGAATATGGTGGCGATTCTGGCCGAGTTGCGGGCGGCGTTTGGCGTGATCAGACCGAGCGCGTTCATCGTGGCGGATCTGACGGCCGAGTCCTAGGCAGAAAGGCGGAATGCCAATTCCGTTCGGGCATACCCGCATAGCCCCACGAGCGCAGCCAAATAGGCCGAAGGGCGCGGTGGCCTCCCCCCGCCGCCGCGCCCAATGATAAGGGGGCAGGAGTAAGGCATGGCGCCAAGAGTCAATGTAGTGTGTCGGAATCTGAACGCTGACCGGATTCTGCCGCGGATGGCGCGTGCGCTGCGCGATGGACTGGGCTGGAGGCTGGTGGCCAAGCCGGATGTCGATTGCGACGTGCTGTATCTGCTGGCCTATTTCGAGGGACAGCGGTTGAAGCCGTGGCCAGAGATCCCCGTGATGGCCTTCTTCACGCACCGCGAGGAACAGCCCCCGGGGAATGCTAAGGCCAAGCTGTTCGATGCCATGGGCAAGCGGGTGGATCTGCGAGTGGCCATGTGTCGGCTGTACGCGGAATGGCTGTCGGAGTATGGGCCGACGCTCCAGCCCCCCTTGCCGGTAGAGCGAGACCGATTCGTGATCGTCAAAGCGCCGGGCGGGAAACGGCCGGTGGTGGGATTGAGCGGATACACTTACGTCAACAAGCGGAAGGGGCAGGATCTGGTCATCGGGATGCTGAAGGCGCGGATCGCGCAGCGGGTCGAATGGCGGGCGAGCGGGCGGGGCTGGCCGGTGACGACGAGGCGGTACAAGTGGGCGGATATGCCCGCCTTCTACCAGGGATTGGACGTGCTGGTGTGCCCAAGCCGCGTCGAGGGTGGGCCGATGCCCATGCTGGAAGCCTTGGCCTGCGGCGTGCGAGTGGTGGTGCCCAAGGGCGTGGGCATCATCGATGAGCTGCCCAAGGTGCGTGGCATCTACCGATACAAGCGCGGCGATCTCAAGGCGTTGTTGGGAGCGCTGGACCGCGCGATGGAAGGGTCAGGCGTCAACCGAGAGAAGCTGCGGGCGGCGGTCAAGGTGCACTCGGTGGAGACCTTCGTAGAGGCGCACCGCGAAGGCATAGAGGCCTTGCTCGACAGGGGCATCGATGCGGGGATAGCGCCCGAGCCGGAGGATACCTCACCCCTCTTGTCCCCTCTCCGGCATCTCCCAATGGGAGCTGGGCAGAGAGGGGATGGGGGCACGGAGATCGAGGAAGTCCAGCCGGTAAATCGCGGGACCGGGAAGAAGCGGGGCATCTACTGCGTGGCCTTTGGGGATCCGGCGCGCAAGTCGGCGCTGACGCTGATGAAGAGCATCAAAGTGCATATGCCGGACATCCCCATCTGCCTGTGCGCAGCAAAAAAGATCGGGCCGGAGGACATGCTGATCATCCAGCCGGATAGCGACATTGGCGGTCGGCGGGCCAAGCTGAAGGCGTATGAGCTGAGTCCGGCGGAATGGGAGGCAGTGCTGTATCTCGACGCCGATACCGAGGTGGTGGCGCCGATCCATCGCTATTTTGACTGGGTGGAGGATGGGTGGGAATTCGTGATCTGCAAAGATCCGCATCTCATGGACACGATGCACAGCTTCAGGCGGAAGAACAACCGGCGAGAGCTCGAGGAGCTGAAAAAGACGGTGCGGACGCTGCACACGCTGCAGTACAACGGTGGGGTATGGGCCTTTAGGCGGAACAAACGGGTGGCCGCCTTCTTCCGGCGGTGGCAGCAGGAATATGAGAGACATCTGCAGCGGGACCAGGGCGCCTTGATCAGGGCCATGTATGCAGATCCGCTGAAGGTGCTGGTGCTGGGGAACGAATGGAACACATTCCCCAAGTATACGAAAGGCATCACCACGGCGGGCCTGATGCACTATCCGGGGAGGGCGAGGCGGTGGAGGGGATTGATCCCGGGCCGGATCGACAGCACAGAGGCCTGGGCGGCGGTAGC